CATCGGAAGATCCGGTGACTCCGGGTGGGGGGTCTGCATCATTCCACCCACAAGGCGAGCAAATTGAGAAAATGCATTCTGCAATTCACCTACCATCCTGAACGGGAAACCGCTTAACATTGCGGCTCGCTCCTCATCCGTTTTTGACGGAAAGAGAAACTTCAGTGCTTCAATGCTATCAACACCTAACTCTTGTAGGTTTCTAACAACAATAGAGTTGTTCAAGACATCTTGTGTTGATTCCTCATACACAGGTCCTGTCCAACGCCAAAGAACTGTTAAATCACCATCAGGAATTAGTCCCGTAACACCAGGAGGAATAATCTTGGTGTTCATACAAGCCATCATGATCTGTTTGACTTTTTCATCAAACCCAACCACTGCGTCTTTGTATGCCTGATTTTCTTCTGGCGGTGCATCCTCCGGGGGTTCCACAGGTTCCTCAAAACCTGCGGCATGTGCAAGCGATGACCTAAATAATCTTTCCTCTTGGAAGATAATTAATTCAAGGCAACGTGCAATACCGTAAGTATAAATAGCAGTAGCTTTTTTCTTTGATGTTGCGGCTACACGACCAAACAGTGATTTATATTCAGTTGCAGTTACGCCAGCAGAAATTGATAGTTCGTCTACACCACCAAGGGCAGTGCGAATTTCTTCTCGATACGTACGAGCAAATGCATTTTGATCACCAGTAATTGCATCTGGCACAATATAGCCAACCCTATCGTTTGGCTCCAGGTTTGCAATGACCCGTGGCACGCGAATCTGTCCATCTACACTGCTTCGACCAATGGGATCAGCCTTGAATGTAGAACGGCTTAGTGCGCCAAGGCTTCCAAAGCCTGAGTTTGCTGCAATAGATGGACGCTGAACAGCGGAGTCTGAACCTGACTCCATAAGGTCTGTCTTGGGCCTGGAAGAAAGAAGAGTTGGATTGCCAAAGAACTGAACATTTTTTCGCATGGTGCGGACTAATTCATCGTGCGTAGTGATGTGTGATGCAAAAGCATCAAACTCGCCAGTTCCTTCGGTCGAGAAACCCTTGGGATTATTGAAGATTTCTACGCAAGGAATAAACCCAAGAGTGTTATCAAATTTTTTTGTTTTGCCAAGTGCTGTATAGTTAGGCATATCAAAAGACATCTCGCCTTCTGAATGCGTTTCTTCAATAGTGCGACGCTTAATTGAAAGTCTAATGTAACGCTTGGCTCCTTGCGCACCAAGGGTTTGTGTGCCTGTAATATTGCTTACTGCAATGTTGTCACCAAAGCCATTACCTTTTTTAACTTTGTAGCTATAAATGATTACGACTTCATCCAGCTGGCCATCAACGTTGTAATAGCTACGATATTCATGGCTGCGAAAATAGTACAGACGATAATTGGATTGAGTAGGGCGAATGTAAAAAATGCCTTTTCCATCACACAAGAAGTAGTCCCAAATGGAATCAAGCCTGGTATCTAGCTGGTTGTATTTGATTACACGATCAAGAAAATCTTTGCGCTGGTTACCAAAGTTATCCTGGGAGGGGAAAAATTCGACACCCTGACGGATGCCAAACATCTTCATCTGAGACAGATGAGACCCAACGACCATGGTATCGACATGCGCCGACCCGTCCTTTTCGACCGTAGCGTCAATAATTTCTTTTAATCTGGCTTTTGCATCGACCGCCATTAACTACTAGCCCCTTTACCTTTGTGTATCTTAACAGTTTTGTTGAGCTTTTTTGTTTTCATTTGCTATTAATAAATAGCGGCTTTCACCATGCCGCCAGGGATTTGTTGGCCATATTGAGGTCCCGCATAAAATTCTGCATTTGCCAATGCCCCGGCATTGCCCATTGGTACTGCACCATTGGGCATTAGACCGTTTGAATATGCAAGTGGTAGTTGAGGGCCACCAGGCTTTCTATTGTCATAAATATTTTGGAGTTGTTGCGCTGAGCCTGGATCCCACTGCTTAAGTTCTTCAAGTTGAGCTGGAGTCATGCCACGAATGCCACGTTGTGGAATAACAAACTGTGGCCCAAAGGGATTGCCGGCCAGCATGCCGCCCATATTGCCCCCCGCTCCCGGTACGTTTTGTTCGCCTGTGTAATACATTTAACTTTTTCCGTTGTTTTTATTTTACTCTTCTATAACTTCGTAACCAGCACTGTCGTTAAGTTTACTTAAGATAATTCCATTACCTTTTAGCTTCCATTCCAAGATATCGCCCTCTTGCCAGCCAAGCTCTTCTATGATGTCGTCTGGAAACACGACAAATACTTCACCATTTTTGTCTTCTTGTACTTCCAGGATGTAGCTCATGTGTTCAAAGTCTTTCGATTAGTTTATCAAGTTTCATGTTGATCTGCTTAAAGTTGTCTTGCATCTGCTGTAGCTCACGGAGAAAGTCAACTTTTAAAACGTACTCCAGTGGCATTCGATTAATCTGCTCTTGGAGAAAATCAATTCTTTTTTCGTTTTCCAAGATGCGTTCGTATAAGGCCTGAAAGCGGTCTTGGGACCTCCCAAAGAAACCAGAGTTATTAAAGGGAGCCAAGGTAGGTTGCTTTTATTTTCTTATATTGTACTATTTAGTAATCAAGGTGAAGGTCTCCTTTCCTTGCTAAACCCGTAACTAACCAAACAAGAGCGTCGACACAATCGTCATGCCCACTTACTCCGAAGTTTGTGAGTTCCTCGAAGAGATTAGTGAAGTTCCTAAACCGGTTGAAGATAATTTTTCTGTCTTCAAACATGCCTATGATGCCACGGAATCGCGCAAGCTTATCTGCACGGAACCCTTTCACTGGGTGCCAAATCAAGTTGTAGAGACTTTCGTTATTAAGACAGACGCGTTTAAAGTCTGCTTCCAGTGAAGCCTGATATTGTACGGCTTCAGACCAGATGTCACATGTTGAGTAAGTCGGGAAATAATTGCTGTTTGCATCTTGACCAATAATAGACCAATCATTAAGAAGTTCTTTTAGGGCATCTAGTTTTTCTAGGTTGCCCATGACGCGAATACGCCTGTAATCAATAATATGAATAACATCTCCTATTCGCCCACCAAGAACAAATACTGTGTAATCATTCTTTTCTTTAATACCCGCAGACAGGTCAACGCCAATTCCCAGGGCATCAAACTCTGTTGCAATTTCTGCCTTGACAATAAGTTCTGGCGCCAGTGATAGTTCATTTTGTCTGACAATTTGATTCATGTACTGAAATGAAAAAGCAATAGGTGCTTGCCGTTTTTTTTCTTTTAGGTAATCTAGCGACCACTGGGACGGCCAGTAAGAAATCTCTTCTCCTGTTTTTGGATCATTTTGAATTGCAGAAAGGACGATTTGGGTCCAATTGTTTTGTTCATTGAAGGTTGTTGCGTGAATATCGTCGTGCCTAAATCTGGTGCCAAGGCAGATGGCCCGTGCACCTTCAAACATGGTCGGAGCAATCACTGCGTTCCAGTTATCCTGCATGGTTTTGCGGATGTCAGGATTACTAATGTCCGCCGCAGATTTAATAGGGTCATCGATACAGACTAGGTGTGAACGCTTGGACGTCACCGAACCCTTAAGGCCTGCAGCACATAAAGTAAATTGCTCATCACCAGTGGTATCAATACCTGCAAAGCGATGGTCAATAGACCAATACTCATTACTAGTTACGTTTTTTAAAAGACGTACAGTTGGAAATACTTCTTGATATCGTTTGCTCTCGATGATGCGTTTAATGGTTGCCGACTTAGAACGAGCAATATCTACGGTGTATGAAAGGTACAGAATCTGAAGAGGCTTCTTAGCAGTGGTGTGTACACCAATTGCCCAGGCAGTAAACAAACCTAGGATTGTGGACTTTGCTGATCCTCGTGGAGCAAGCAAATCAATATTGGGACCCCCAATTTTTGTAAGACAAGCACTATCGGTATCTGTTACAAAATGTTTGTGCCAATCTTTATGGTGATCTGCGGGAGGCTTATCAGCTACGTAGTCACAAAAGTAGCCAAAGTTATCACGAGCTTTTTGAATTTGCTCAATATTTCTAACTTCTTTAATCTGATGATTTTTTGCAACAGCACGTGCATTCCTACGATAAGCAAGGTGTAAGTAGGAAGGCATCTGGTAGTTGTAGTTACTACCTAAATACTACCCTACTTCTTGGCTTTCTGTTCTTTATATTGGCGTGCTTTTTCCAGGGCAGCCCTACGCTTTTGCTTATCATCCATATCACTACCGTCCTCGTTCTTTGCTTCTTTCTTTTTAAAGTGAGAAAGCAGCTCTGGCGGCATCTTAGAAGTAGCCATTAACCGAACGGACGATTTGCATAGCCAGGACCCATGCTAATGCCCTGTGGGGGCCTTTGTCCAGGCTGTTGGCGCCTTGGGTCTTGCTGTGGATTTACGGGGCCTTGAGGGGCATTCCCCTGGGGAGGCTGAGGACGTAATGTAGTTTGTGGCGGTTGAGCTGCCATGGGAGGCTGCTGTTGTTGACTGCTGCCATCCCCACCAAACATTGCAGAATAGTTAGGAGGCTGTTGAGATTGGCCACCTGAAGTATTTTGCTGTGGAGGGTTGCCGCCCTGCTGAGAATATTTACTCATGTAATTATTGTACGCATCAAGCGCATTATCATTACCAGGGCGATTTGGTGGTTGACCCGGCTGCGCTTGTGCTTGCTGCGTTTGCCCAACATCTGCTACCTTTTGCTTTGCATTTTGCATTGCATTTTGATAAAAACCAGGGGCGGTAGCGCCCCCGTTACTAGAAGGATGTGGTGCAGTAGCGCCCATTTTTTACTTCTTCTTGGGAGGAACGGGCTTGCCTTTTGCTGGGGGCATGGGCTTGCCTTTGGTGGGAGGCATGGGCTTGCCTTTACCAGCGGGAGGTTGGCCTTTGGGGGGAATAGGGGAAGCCATTTGCTTTGTGCTTTGTCTCTATATTAGAACATTATTCTTCTAATTGCATGCGTGCCCACACACTCATTGTGGCTTCGTGCAAGGGTAATTCAATTGGATCATCTTTAAAAATAAACATGATCTCACGAATGGCCCTATCTGCACCAGCCATTAACAAACCCTTACGGTCTTTAGCGGTAGTAAATTCTTCCATCTGAGCAATTGTGCCCCGCAATTCTTTTTGCATTTGCGCAATACGCGCAACACCTGCGTCACGTTTTACAAGATTATCTTCAACTGCATCT